TTGAGAAGTAGGATGCGGAGGAGGTGACAGAATGTCGGCGATAGTCAGGAAGAATGAGGTGATGGAGGTAAGGATAGACGAGCTGCTTGAGAACGCGCTGTCAGCGAACGAGGAGGACAGCGTGACGTTCGAGCGGCTTAAGAAGGAGGTATCGACGTGGGGGCTGCTCGACCTGCCGGTGGTAAGGCCGCTGAGCGAGGACGAGGCGGCATCGTATCCGGGAAAGAGGTACCGGATAGTGCACGGAAGGCACAGGATAGCAGCGATGAGGGACATGGGGTGCGAGACTGCACAGGTTGTGGTCATGGCGCGGCCACCGGAGACGCCGGAGGAGGAGTTCAACCTGGTGAACAATATGAACCTGATCCGAGGAGACACCACCGCACGAAACCTGGTCAAGATAATCCGGCGGGACAACCTGGACGTTACGAAGATAGACCTGTTCAAGCATCCGGTGAAGCAGCTGATCCCGGACGCGATAGCCACGATCAAGGACAGAGAGTCTGAGGCAAAGCGGAACGCTGCGATCAACAAGCTGACGCTTGAGATAGCGAAGGAGATAGCAAAGCAGATGGTCGACGAGAAGGACGACCTGCTGACGTTCCTGGTGGTGAAGGACAGGATAGCAGCAGTGGTGCGCATCCCGAAGGGCAACGCGACGAGGGCGAGGAAGGTCGCACCGTACCTGCGATCGAGGATGATAGAGCTGGTGAACGACGTGATCAGCAGGGAGCCGGACGAGGAGATGGAGACGGATGAGGGCGAGGATTCAGCAGAATGTGAAGATTCGGAGTGACAGTTTTGTGAAGATCCGGGAAATCCCAGGGTGGAACCGAGGATCAGGCAGCAAAATGGTAAACAAACGATCTAACACAGGACAAAATGATGTACGATCGCATGAGCTACACCGTCCGTGAAAACACGCTCCGACACAATGCAAAAACACGACAGCAAAATTTTACACACGCAAGGAAAATCCCAGGGATTCTCACGGACAGCATCCACAAAATGTGAATAACAAGAATATTTTATAACATGGTGAATAAAATGGACGAAGATGGTGAATAAAATGGACGAAGATGGGGTGAAAAGTCCTGTGCAGGAGCAGAGGGACTACGTGATGGAGATCGACCTGCCGGACGGGAAGCGGCTGATCGACCTGATGGACATCCCGAAGGAGATGGCCGAGCGGCTGAAGCAGGCAGGGTTCCACGTCAGGCAGAAGAGGTCGCCAGCGAGGAAGAACCGGAAGTTCAGCAAGTTCACGAAGGAGGTGCGCGAGAAGATCCTGGAGCTGCTGAGCAACGGCCAGACGATAGCGCTGGCGTGCGAGGCTGCCGGGGTGTCGACGTCTCACTTCCTGAAGTACCGGCAGACGCATCCGGAGTTCGACAAGGCTGTGCGGGCTGCGATGAAGGGGCAGATCTGTCACGTCGAGGACTCGCTGTACCAGACCGCGCTGAACGGGAACGTAACCGCGCAGATATTCTTCCTGGTCAACCGGACGAGGCACATGCCGAGGGACAGCCCGGACAGATGGATGAACCTGCACTCGGTCGAGATGTCCGGGCCAGGTGGCGGCAGCATCGATCTCAACGTGTCGATAGAGGAGCGCAAGGAGCGCATCGCCAGGATGCTGGAGGAGTTCGTCGGGTCTGGTGGGTTCGACAAGCCACGGATAGCTGACCTGCAGGAGGACTCCGGCGCTGGACGTGATGGAGCGAACGGCGAGAGGGAGGTAACGGAATCGAAGCCGAAGTCGGACGGCCATGACGAGGGGGATGTACAGTCGAAGGATGCGTAGTTCGGCGGAGCTGAGGGAGCACGCCCGGCTGGAGGCCTACGAGCGCGAGCTGGAGAGCGCGATCAAGTACATGTGCGAGCAGAACCTGGAGACGTTCGTCAGGATGGCCTGGCCGGTCGTGGAGCCGATGACCGAGTTCAAGATGAACTGGCACATCACGCTGATCTGCGAGTACCTGATGATGGTAACAGCCGGGAAGATCAAACGGCTCATACTAAACATCCCTCCAAGGTACTCAAAGTCGACGCTGGTGAGCGTGATGTGGCCGTGCTGGGAGTGGATACACACGCCGAACCAGCGGTTCATATGCGTGTCGTATGCAGCCACGCTGTCAGAGTTCCAGTCGATGAGACGCAGGCAGCTCCTCACGTCCGACTGGTACCAGGCGAACTGGGGCAGAGGCATCCGGCTCAGAGACGATCGCAACCGGGTGGCCGACTTCATGAACACCGTTGGTGGAGCCATGTTCTCGACGTCGCTGAACGGAACGCTGACCGGTATGGGCGGGAACCGAATAGTCCTAGACGACCCGACCAACCCGATCGAGACGATGTCCAGGGCGATGAGGGAGAGCGCGAACGACTGGTTCTATAACACGCTGCTCTCCAGGCTGGACAACAAGCGGAAGGGCGCGATAGTGCTCATCCAGCAGAGGCTGCACACGAACGACATGACCGGCTCGCTGACCGGACTGGGCCCGTCGGAGCTCGACGGGTACCTGCTGGAGGGGAACGGCTGGACGCTGCTGAGGCTGCCACTGATCGCAGAGCGGGACGAGACGATCGTATCGCCGATAGACGGGCGCGTGATCAAGGAGCTCCGGGAGGGTGAGCTGATGTGGCCTGAGCGCGAGTCGCCGGAGATGCTGGCAGACTACAAGAAGGACCCGTATGTGTTCGCCTCGCAGTACCAGCAGAGGCCGGCGCCGGTGTCCGGAGCGATATTCCAGCGCGAGTGGCTGCAGTTCTTCGACAGCATCCCGGACGTGAACGAGAAGCCGACGTGGATCATGTCGGTGGACGCATCGTTCTACGGTGGCAGGTTCTCGGACTACGTAGCCATCGGAGTGTGGGCGTGGCTCAGGCCGAACATGTACCTGTACGACGTGATACGCAGGCGGATGGGGTTCACGGAGACCGTGGCGGAGCTCAGGAGACTGTTCCGTCAGTACCCAGCGACCAGCGCGGTACTGATAGAGTCGGCGGCAAACGGACCGGCGATCATCGACGAGCTCCAGAAGGAGGTCAGCGGGGTCATCCCGATCAAGCCGGTGGGAAGCAAGGAGGCAAGAGCGTTCGCAGTCACGCCGTACTTCCAGGCGAAGAACGTTCTCATAAGGCGCGCGCACTGGACGTCAGAGTACATCGACGAGCTGCTAAACTTCCCGTCATCGGCATACGACGACCAGGTCGACATGACGACGCAGGCGATAAGCTACATGCAGCAGACGTTCAACAGGGCGAAGGCTGCGCACAGGTTAATTATTACGAGGCCGAACATATAAAGGAGGGTTTATGGCAAGAAAGACAGCTAGACGAGGTCACAGCGTCCCGCCAGTAGCCGCGGTGAACCTGCAGGGGAAGGGCATGGACGGGACTGATGTGGTCTCGCTGCAGGACATGATCGTCAGGGACGCAAGATCGTTCCTGTACACGACGCCGGACCACACGAACCGGTTCGCGTACTACCGACTGATGGAGTCGTTCGACCCGATGCTGCAGTTCGGGCGGAATTACATAGCGCTGCTCGTCCAGAGATCGTACCTGGGCCCGCGCATGGATACGAGCGACGAGGACTACGTGGAGACGCCTGGGTTCCTGGACGATGTCAACGGCATACTGTCAGAGCTACAGCTGTCGTCGATAATCGGGGCGATCGTGAAGGACCTGATCAGGCACGGGAACAGCTTCGTGCGGCTCCGGAGGGACCAGAGCGGGAAGATCACGACAGCAGAGGTGATACCGCCGGACGCTGTAACGATCCTGTCGGAGGATGCATTCCGGGATGGGCGGAGGAACCAGAAAGTGCTGATTTCAAGACGAGATTATTTCGTCCTGAACGAGCAGGGCGACGACAAGTACGTGGTGCACGACCCGACCAGGCCGGACCCGAAGCCGGACGACGACGGCAAGCCACCGGAGATCGTCATAGCGGCAGAGGACATGATCCACTTCGCGTGGGACGCCGAGGGGTCGCAGGTGAAGGACTCGCTCGGCAGGGACACGTACAGCGTGTGGGGGCAGTCGATCTACGACTCGGTGCTGGTATACGTCAAGGCGAAGCTGGCTGCGATAATCGATTTCGTGAGGTACATGCGGTTCGCCCTGCCACGCTGGGTGGTCAACGTCGACCTCTCGGACGTGAGGGACATGTCGCAGTACACCGGGTCAGCGGACGACCGGTTCAGGCAGGCGAGCGAGGCGATCAACAAGATCATGCAGCAGTTCTACGACAACCTGTACTACGTGGACACGGACAGGAACTCGCCGACGTACCGGAAGACGCTGCCCATCGAGCCGGATGCGTTCGTCTTCCTGTCCGACGGGTGCAGCATGGAGCAGAAGGGCGGCGGAGTGTCGGTATCGTCGAACGTGCTCGACGTGATCAAGCAGTGCGACCGTGCAATCGCAAGCGCGCTCGGAGTCCCGCTCACGATGTTCGGCTACTCCGAGGGGAACACGTATGCGACATCGAAGGTCACCGCCAAGTTCCTGGCGGCATATGGCGGCGGCCTCATAAGGCTGATAGAGTCGACGATCAAGGAGTTCCTGAGGCGCGAGTTCGAGAGGCGCAACCTGACAGCATTCGACGAGGACTGGGAGAACCTGTACGTCGAGTACGACCGGGACGATGTCGAGGAAGCGCAGATGCGCATGGACGTGACGGTCAAGGAGGCGCAGGCAGCGGGCTACCTGAGCAACGTGGTCGCGACGCTGTACGGGTCCGGTATAATCACGATGAACGAGGCCAGGCAGATCATGAGCGCCGGAACGAAGGCGCTGCAGGAGCTGACCGAGATGGAGGGAGGGGACACGCTGAAGGCGCTACAGCCGATGATCCCGGCAACCGCGCTGATGAGCCCCGAACCGACGAGGAGCACGTTCCGATCGGCGGTGGAGGAGCCGTCAGACATGGCGCCGTCGCTCGGTGACCAGGAGATCGAAGAAAGGCTGACGCTGGACGCCAAGGAGCCGAAGCTGGAGGAGCTGATACGCAGAGCGTTCCGGGACGCGCTGGAGTGGTTCGCAGACGAGCTCGCAGGACGCATCCAGGCAGGGCAGATCGAGCTCCGAGACCTGGCGAGGGCAGCAAAGGACGTGCCAGAACCGCCGGAGGACGCTGCAGGAGCAGGAAAGGGAGAGAAGGATGAGAAGTAGAAGCCGATATATATGTAGAGGATTGTAGAGGAGAGTGGATCAGGTATGAGGGTCATACTGCGACCGAGATCGTTTCTGGACAAGCTGAAGGCATATCTTTTTGAGAGGTATCCGACCTACGAGTGCACGCGCCTGGCGTTCGGCCCGGCTATGATCGAGGCGTCGAACGACGACGAGTGCCTGATGGTGCCGTACACCGAGGTGCTGTGTATATTCTGGGACAGCGGGTACTCGGCGGTGCTCAACCGGTACGAGCAGATCCTTGAGAAGATGGCCGGGTCTGGAGAGCAGGGCGCGGAGGCAGGAGGAATCGCTGGAGCAGGAGGCAGCGGAGGCAGCGCGCCAGCGAAGAAGGCGGACATGCGCATGTACGGGTAAGACAG